TGATTCCTACATTCAGTATACTACCAATATTGAATGATGCCATAGCAGATTGCAGGGTTCCTATAGCACCGCCAAAGCTGGCCGAAGGACCTATAGCTACTTGATTCAGATAGTCAAGATTACCAGCATGAGATCCTACATCACTGAGCAGTCTAGGAAGAAGCTGATTGTCAACACTATCGTGTGCACTCTTTATTGCAGGCTGATGCTGGAAAGCAATCAGGTTCTGCAACATTGCTATCATCCTATTAAGGTCCGAGGTTGGCTGAGTAGATAGCGTAGCCACGACAGACGGTAGAGACGTTTCAGTTGTATCGGGGGAAGCCACCACCTGGTAGATCCCCGCATAACTTTGTTGCCACTGATCCAGCACTCCATTGAGTTGCTCCGACAAACTATTGCTAACATCAACCGAAGCTCCATTCAGATCCCGGTCAGACGAGCCCGATGGATTCTGAGTAGTAGCTAACTGTGCCGGTGTCAACTGCGGCACCGACAGAATAGGATAGCCCATCAGGGTGTTAGTCAGGGAATCGAAGATCACCTGGTCACCCTGCAACGAGCGAAGTAGAATGGGAAGAGTCTGGTTATACTGCCCGGTGCTAATCAGGGCATTCTCAAAAGCCCTACTAGCTAGACTTACATCCGCGCGCTGCAATGGCTGAATCTGCACCGGAGAATCTGGTGAGTTCAGTAGGTCGAATCGAAGAAAGTTGATGTCCGTCTGCAATAGCTCCGTATACATCGTCATATCCATCGATGTAGGAGCATCTGTCACATTATAGATACGGGACAATGCTCGAGCCAGATCCGGATTCGCTGCCAAATCAAAGGTAACGCCAAGCCCCTGGACCAAGGAAAGCAGAGCTTGCTGCAGATACGCTGCTGTATCATTCATGTCCGACAGTCGAGTCACCAAAGCTGCAGCATTGCTATTGGCAGCTGCACTACTGCCAAAAGCACTAGAAGTACTTACCGCGGTCCCTACTGGATTAGTGCTGGGAGAGAGCACGCTAATCGGCGGGATCGTCGGGGGCGGAGTGTAGCTAAACTTGATCGGTTTGAAAGACACGTTAAGTTACCGACTTAATAGTACTGTTGAAAGACGCTTGGCTAGTAAGAATATCTTGTGGTGCAACCAGAACATTCTGAATACCTACTAGGGACAGCACTTGACTGCCTAGAGGCGCACTGCCAAATGCGGGGATGTGAATCAACGTAGCCAACATCTTTGCGTTGTTCAGGATCAGATTCTTAATCAAGCTCCAAGCTATACGCAAGGTATGGCTTGTGGAGGAGTACAGATTCATCTGGAACTTGAAGTCAGACAAGCTGTGCCAGTCTTGATTCATCAAGCCCTTCATAGATCCATATTGCAGATTCTGCCGGCCGGGCCAATCCTGTAGCTTAGTCTGTAGATTCAGACCTAATGAGACATGGAACTGGTCCAGTATACCACTGGCAAGATTACTCTGAACCTGGTCCGGCATTTGGTTTCACACCTCTACGAGGAGCTATAAAAGCATTATCAAAAGGATTACCTTGAGGTCTTTGGTACTGACCTTGGATGGTGTTCGGCTGAGAACGCGACGGCACTCTGCTGTTCTGCCCAGGCGGCCGGAAGGCAGCAGTTCTACTTGGAACTCTTGAGCTAGCCACTTTGTTCTTGCCTGGGATTACGATATGACTAAACTGCCCTGGAAGAACGATCTTGGGTTCGGTACCATCTTCCTTATCTGGCATCTGACGCGAAGGTACCTTAGAGGCCTCTTCAGCACGTTGACGAGCCTCAGCTGCTTTCTGAGCGTCTCTAACTGGATCACTTGGCCCTCCACCTAATGTACCGTGGGCAATCTGTGCGATACGCTGTTGGGCTGGTATGGCTGTAATACCATACTTCATTTCGACGCCAAGCAGCGCCAGCATTGTAGCATCTAGATCGTGGTCACCTTCTTTGCCGCACTCATAGGTATTGGCAAAGCCATGCTGAGACCAGGTCTTTACTCTGTACGCGCGCAGCTGGGCATCCAGAATGTTATCCGCATCGGAGTATTGGAATAACCCACCTTCCAAGCACATGACAGCACCTTCAACCATGAAGGGCTTGGTACGTCTCTTCTCTTCTTCCTTATCAATGTACTTGGAGTTCCCGCGGTTAGGAACAAGCTTGTTGGTTACCATCTCGGCGCCGAAGTCGATGACCTTGACTTCCATCAGCTTCTTCGTATCCGGATCAGTTGCGTTCTTGCCCATAAGGCGAAGCATCTCATCCTGGACATTGCCGAACCCGCGGTCGATATAGACACCTTCACAGTGCCAATACTTATTCATATCCTTGATCTTGTCAAGGCTATCTTGTGTGGTAGTTTGTGGACCATCTACGACAGCGGACTCTACCACTCGACGCATTTTAGATGTAGGGTTGTATTCGACTACACGAATACGTGTGCCTGTACCTTGGCCATTCCAATCCACACCCATGTAATAAGCCATGCCAGGTAGAGCGCGACATTGCTTGTAGTTGTAGTTCGTACGCGCGCGGTCTACATAAAAAGACTTGAAGACACCTTGTTTCAGGTCGCCGAACTCAGCCATGAACTCATGACGGAATACATCATCAGTTCTTGCTTCACGTCGGCACGCGTCTTCATATTCCTGGTCGAAATCAGGATGCATCGTGATCGGAGCATAGAACTCACGATACGTGGGATCCTGAACGCACATCTGCCAGTAGGTAGAACGCAGTCCTGTTGGCGTCGAGGCGCCATGAAACTCAGTATTACGATAACGGCGTAAGAGAGGAGTTACAGCCCCATAGTCAGCTTCTGTCAGCAGGTCTTGCTCTTCAAGTCTGATACGACGCGGTGATTGAGAACGGATGACATTGGCGCCGCGGCCGGATGACGAGCCGGCCGTGAAGATCGAGACCTTAGATCCATTACGGAACGTGATCTCAAAGTAAGGCTGCTGCTTACGTCCTTTAATACACTCACTGAGTTCGGGATTGTTATCGCACTGCCATTGAATATCATCGAACCACTTCTGAGCTTGTGCCTTCGCCGGGCACAAGATCAGTAGTTCGTAGTTCTTATGGGTTGTTATCTTATGGAGTTCTTCGATAACACCCAAAAGAGTCTTGCCCATACCACGACCCATGCGATCGATCTTGTAGCGAGCCGAGCAAGCGAGCACCGGCTCCTGGTAGTCACGCGGAGTAAACGGCGTAATCGTACCCTTGTCATCGATTACATGGATGTACTTCTTAGCCCAGTGAATAGGATCGAGGATGTCCCGGACATCCTCTTCCTGAAGCTCTGGCTTACGCTCACATGTCTTCTTGATATCTTCTTCAGTATAGATACCTTGACAGATGATGCTGAAAGGCTTACCAGGATACTTCTCTTGGTATTTCTCGTGACAAGCCCTGCAAACAGGGTTATCCATACGCCGGAGAACATCCGGTGCAGTGGTCTTTCCATCCGATCGTGTATTGCGTTTTACGACCGGGAGTAGGAACTCGTCACGATTCATTGGCCCTGATTAAGGTTGAGCGGGCGCTGGGGCAGCCTGGGGAACTGGAACAGGCGCCGGAGCTGGCTTCTCAAGCTTATTGATTGTCTTGTAGTCCGCGAGAGCGATACCGTATTCAGTATGCGACAGACCGCGGTCCTTAAGAACAGCGATTACGAAATCCGACACTTCTTGCGCTGCCTGATCGACAATAAGCTTAGCCTGGGCCTTGGCGTATTCTTGCTGACGTACAAGATGCTGAAGCATGGCGCTTTCATGAGCATCTAGCGGCTTTATGGCGGGAGCAGTCTCAACGGGCTTCGCACTGCTAATCGGGGTGACCTTCTCTTTCTTCATTGTATCCTCCTAGGGATTCTTAGAATATACCATAAACTCAGGATCTAGCCAAACTTACTTAGGGCAGTTGGCACAGATAGCTGACCCATCCTTTTGGGTCTCATATCGCACTACCTTCCGACCACACTTACTGCAAACCGTTGCCCTCTGAGTAGCAGCCAAAACCACCTGGGCCTGGGCTACCACCTTAGGCTTATGGATCACCGCATAGGTCGACAGACCCAAGCTGACAACACTGATTATGATTGCGATGATTTCAATCATGGTTTACTCGTAGACCACAAGAACGTTGCAGTTGGCTGTTGTGATTGCCAGCTCCAAGCCTGTATAGAATGGGATCTCTTTCAAGTCCACATAAATAACGCCTGGGTTTGCGCCACCGCCGGTCGGGATAGCCCCTGATGCCCACAAAATCGTTCCTGAAGCCGCCGTATTATCGTATAACGTAATCGCAGCATTGTTCGTGATGTTGCTGATAACGATAGAGCGTAATGCTCCGGCTCCAATCTTCAAGTTGATACCAGCAGTTGTACCTGACTGGAAGAAGGAGATAGGAGCTGTTGAATCGCGCCCTTCACGAAGAATGGAAGCATCCCAAACTTCCAAACTTGCTGATGTGCTAGCTGCTGTACTTGTTGCCCAAGCATTGATTGGGAAGATAGGTATCTGATAGAGAACGCCTGTCGTCGGAGTGACCGAGTGAACGAGCAGGTTGTCTACGAAGA